TCCATGAACGTATCAGTGCTATAAGGTCTTTCTCGTACTTGACTGGGGTGCAATCTCCTACGATGTAACCTTGATTCATTCCTTCGCCCGTTATAGAGCATTTCCTTGCGTATTTCATTTACCTATAGTCTTTATGATGATGTCGCACATGTGATCTAAAACTCTATCACGAACAGAATCTGAATAGACATCACCAGTTTCGTCAGCAAGGTTTACATCTTCAAATACCTGCAACAAATTGGTTTGCAGTTGCTCTTTTAATTCTGATTTGTTCATAGTGTATGGTTTTTGTACATTCAAGTGATGCTGTTCTACAAAGTCCTTTATAAATTCTTCGTAAACCTCATCTTTTTCCGATTGGTTATTATCTACTCCGTAAAGCATATCACACGCTTCATCTTCAGTGGCTTCAGGTGGCTTACCGATTGGGATGCGGTGGTCATAGGGGAAGGCTTCCTCTAGTGTTCGTTTGTTACGTCCATCTGCTTTGAACCACGCTTTTATAAGAGCGTCATGAAAGCCTCCGCAGTATTTTAGCACCTCTCGTAAGTGGTCGCTATGTTCTTGGTCTGTCATTTTAGATCTTTTTTACGTGTCATAGTATCTACTTTTTCAAGCAGTTCTTTTATTTGCATAGTGAAGAACCCCTTAGCAAATATTGGGTTCTTACCTGAGTCTACTGCAGTTTGCACCTCCGCCTCTAAATTGAGAGCGTGGTTCTGCAAGGCATCGTTGATGAGCACTCGCTCCATTCCGTTGAACTTAGTCATGATGATAGTGATTCGTTTTGTGCACTCAAGTGTACGTTTTCAATGATGTCCATAGCCTTACCCATAGCGTACGCTCGTTGTTGCGTCATTGTACCCGCTGTTTGTGGGGTTGGTAATTCGATGTGCCTTACTACTGTCCCGACAAGGGTGTAGAATTCTTCACGTCTTTGGATAGCGTTCGCCATCTCGTTTGTGTGGTGTATCTTGTCTTGTAACGTCATAGTACTTTATTTTATATTGTTATAGTTTTTGTACACTCAAGTGTACATTATTAAAATTCATCTTGCATATCTAACATGGCTTGTTGCATTGCTTCTAATTCTTCTTCGTTCATTGTATTATATCTTTAGTTACTTGCATTATAATTGCCGTACTTATTGCGATTACAAATATATTTACTAATGTCATTCCGCTTGTATTTATTATGTTAATTAATGTTATTTATTTTTGTAGATGAAGTCGTAGATTAAAGGAAAAACTTTCCCTATCAATATCAACACACCTCCGCTAATAGAAATTTGCAGTAGTAAATATATTACATTCATCTTAAAATAGATTTTGTACGCTTAAGTGTACAATTTATAAAAAGGCCTTTTGAATACTTGCTTAGGTATTAACTATTACGCTTCGATCAATTCAACTAACTCGATATTAGCAAGTTCTTTCTTAACTTCCAACTCATTAAGTAAGGTCTTTAAGTGCTCAATTATTTCAGCTTCATTCCCATTAACGTGAGCTTCTAATTTCTCATCAAACCTTGCACCACCTCCACCGATTTCTTTCGATATACTAAAGGTGTATAACGTTTTCGGTTTCTCGGTTGGTTCAGGTTTCATATAATCAAGTAAGCCTTTAATCGATGCAGTCGGTTCATTGCCGAGCGATTCGATATATTTTTCCGTATCTTCAATCGGTATCTTCGAGGCATTTTTCAGTTGACCAAAGAACGTATTACCCACCCCATACAAGGCCGATAATTCATCCCTTGTGATTCCTACTAATTTCTTATTAGCTTTCCAGTAGGCGTAACCTTCTAAGATTAGTTTACCCATCTCGATTTGAAGATAAAGGCTTTTAATTGTGCCCTTGTTTGCTCTTGCGCTTAGAGTTTTTACTTGCTTCGCGCTTTTGTTTAATACTGTATTCATAATCTAACTATTTATATAATTCGTCCCAAAGTTTGGGGTTCGATTTTACTGTAGCCATTTGTCGCTTTTCAGCAGTGCGAAGGTTCTCGCGAGTCCTATGTCTATTTGTACGCTCAAGCGTACATTTTTTATCTTGTCAATTCGCGCCCTTTCGCCCGTCTTTTATTTCGCCTTGCATCTTTTCGCTCGATACTGAAACTATATTTATCATGTATCGCGTCCGCTTTGCGTTTACTGTCCGATGCCCTACGTTTAGAGTTCCGCTTGATTGACATAGGTGGGTGATTTCGCCACGTGTCGGTAGGTCGCTTACGATTCCTATGCTCTGCGTCACCCTTAATATATTTTATCGTTTCATTAATCATATTGCAAAGATGGGGTGATGACTTTCGGCTATCCTAATAAATACTGTTAACAAATGTTAAAACTGTAACTAACTGATTACCAAACAGTTACAAGTGTTATTTGGTTAACTCCTTAACAATCAGCGAGTTAGCAATACTGGACTGAAATCTCTATTTATACATAGAACCCCGCACACACATAACGCGCGCGTGAAACATAAATAATGAAAAACCTAATCATAAACTACTGATTACCAAGCATTTACAAATTAACATTTGTTAGCATATCGTAACTCCTTGATTGTCAGTTAGTAAGCACTTCTCAACCCCATCTATACTAACACCCCACAATCACTACAAAGTCGCTTAGAACGGCTTAAAATGGCTCGGTGTTAAAATATGTTAATAGCATATCATTGTAAGTTATTGATAGTCAAGGCATTAAGACTTATCAACATAAGATTGTTAATAACTACGTTTGGTAGTTCATTGTAGATGTTGTATCACGTACTATTTAGAACGAGTCTAAATAAGCTATATAGTAGATAAGGTGTACTATTAAGAATGATTCTAAATAAGGTAATGAATAGTCTATTTAGAATGAATCTAAATAAGAGATAAGAGAGCAGTAGGATTGTACCTACCTTTCAAGTTCCTATCTACTAACGACATACAATTGACTACCTTAAGCATAACATTAACTAACAACCTCTAACTTACTGACTATCAACTACATACATGTACTATATATATACATATCAACCAATACTTTAAGTGATGTACCGTAACTCTCTCATAGTCAATGACATACCATCTATTACATAGAGTAAGCCTTTAACATATCACAGCTAAGTCATTCATAATCAATGATATACCATCAAAAGCTGAATATATACGCGAAAAAAGTCTAAATAGCGAGGGTACGGGGTTAAAAAATGTTAATTTCGTTTCAGGAATCTAGCGCCCTCAGATATATATAATCCCCATTCTAAACATTTCTCATATTTTTTTTCACGATCGCTTCATTTTAGCATTTTGCCATCATTTTTACCAAGTGCGCGCGCTACATTTACTTAAACCTTTACTTTAACCTAACCTTGTAAGTGATTGACTACGTGAGGATTAGCCCTTATAGTATAAACCTTTCAAAAAGACTTGACTTTTCAAAAAAAAAGTGGTACCTTAGCAGAGTATTTAGCGTCTTACGGACCAAACGACTCTAGAGTGTATAGGCACTCCGATCTTGTTTTTTTGTATGCTTAGAGAGAGTCTTATGACGCTGATCTAATGAATGAAGTGATATACGCCAGTACTATACATAAGACTGAGATACCTTTCTTTTACCTCTCCACTTAATATTAATAAAGGATTCTTTTAGTTATCTTTGCTTTATGATCCCCCTCCACAATAACAGAAACAAGTACCGTATTAAGAAGTATGAGAATGGTGGGAAGGAGTCATTAGCTCCTGAGTCGCCTGTAGAGTATTTACTTAAAGTTTTAGGTGGTTATAAAGGCCAAGGAGATTATCCTTCTGCTACGTTTGAAGATATTCAACCGTTATTAGATGCCTCTGGTAGCACATATGCTCAAGATGCGGTAAACAGGGGGTATGATTACCATGACAGATGGCAAGACTCTGCTAGGTACAAGCAGAACACTAGAGATTCATTGTTCCCTGCGTATGACGACTTTGAAGACAAACGATCTGATAATAGATATTTCTCTATAAAAAACAACCCTGCGCTTCAAGCTTCATTAATGCAAAGTTTAAATAGATCTAGACCAAAAGAGGGGGATAAGGATTGGGAAACAAATAGGAAAGATATAAGGAATTCATTAGCTCATGAGTTTTTACAAAGGACAGGTGATGAGTCTCTTGACTCATATTACAATGACTCTAATGATGGACCATTGTGGTATAAAGGACGGGGAAAAAGTCTAAAGAAAAAGCTTAAAAAAGCTGGGGTAGATATACCTAGGGTTAAAGGGTTGTCAAGACATGAGGAGAGGTTGCTTGTAGCTAATCAAATGATAGAGGAGTATCAAAATGAGTCTGTAGACAGGGTTTTTGATTACACACGTATGATGGGGGAAAGAAATCCTTTAGATATACAAAAAACATGGAAAGCTTTAGAAATGCCTATTCCGTGGAGGCCAGGTAGCGAAGGCGAAGGTGAGCAAGCTCGTAACGCGTCGGGAGCAGTTGATCATAGGTTATCTGAAAAAACAGGGTTTAGCGTGGAAGGTAAGGCCTCCCCTTCCTCAAGGCTTTCAATCTCTAGAAAAATTAAGGATGGTAAGCTTAGTTCACCGCATATAATGGGGTTACCTACAGGATTCCAACAATCTTGGAAGCCAGGGGCTGTTAGACTGACTAAAGACCCTATGCAACTAGAGAATACAGCATTACATGAAAGAGCGCATCAATTAGACTTGCCGAGACAAGAGTTTAACTTCATGGAAGACACTATATCAGATGTGACTAGAATCGATAGTCCTGAATCAGAATACAAGGAATACAACGATTATGTTGCTATACCTTCGGAAACAAACGCAAGGATACACATATTAAGAAAGCATTTATTCTCTGCTGGTATAGATGTATTTAATAAGTCTGTAGACTTTAATAGTATCCCTAAAAACATATTAGATGATCTTAAAGGTACGGGTGACCTCAACGCTTTATCAGCCTTACAAGGTATATATTCAGATGAAGATATTCAAATGATGTTAAATACATTACCATAATATGCCAAGAGTACGTAAATATCATAAAGGGGGGAATATAATACCTCACGATCACCCACACGGCGTTGTAAAGAGAGAGATGTGGATACCAGATGAAAATGGAGAGTATAAAATAAAACCTACTGATTTCTGGCCTATCGTTTCACCAGAAGAAGCATTAGAATTCTTAGGACCTGAGTGGAAGCGGAATACTAATCCCCTCTTCTTACCTAAAATTACCTCTAAAGATAGTACAGCTGTTATAAACAGTAGCATCCAAGGCAAAAAAAAATTAACCCAAGGATTATGGGCTAAAGGTAACAGAAGGGTTAGCTCAAAGATAAAACCTCTTGAATCTTTACTTAAAACAATAGAGCAAGATCCAATTGATAAAGAGCTTCAGGCTAGTACCTCTATACCTACCTCTAGACGTAATACAGAGCTTATGTACAAGCTTAACGCTAACATGCGCACTGGGCAGGAGCCTGACAAGTATAAAGTTTGGGATGAGAAAGGTAAGAAGTGGAGTATGAGGGATGTGGAGCCTGAGGAGTTAGAGTACTATAGAAATAAAAATAAGATTCAAGATAGGCAGAGAATACAACAAGACTTTAAAGACGGGGGGTCGGTTAAAGAACCAGAAGGTGTAGAGGATCTACTAGCTATGCTAAACGCTCACGGGACACCCAAAGACCAAGGGGCTTTATCTAGTTTAGTGTCTGATAGTACTCAACCATCAGGATATACTCCACCAGTCCTACCTGAAGAGAAGAAAATAGAGTTAATAGACAAGCCTGCACAGATAACACAAGCACCAGACGAAGTAAAGAAAGCAGATTGGAGTACTATGTTTGCAAACCCTATGCAAATGCTTAAGTATACAGGTAAGTATGGGATGACTAGACCTACTAAAGCAGAGTTAGATGCTCAAAAGAGCAATATATACGATTCTATTACTTCTATGTTTAACCCTTCATCTTATGTAGAGGCTCTTAAACATATGGATACTAGTCTTGACTCAGCAGATCAAGCTTTATTACAAGGATTTAAAGATGGTAGGCTATCTCCTGGGGATCTATCTAACGTAGTAGGGAATCTATCTGATGCTGGGATGCAAGCTCTATTCCTTTCTATGGCGCCTATGGGGGGAAGGACTTGGGCTAGCGCTATTAAAGAGCTTAGAAGGCCCGCATTGGGTGCTCGGATACCTCAAGAGTTTAGAGGTTCTAGGTTACTAGGGCCTACTGCTGAGACTGCTACGACTGAATCTAGTGCATTACAACAACTAGCTGGTAAGAAACCTAAAGTAAAAAAGAAGAAATACGAACCTGTGAATGAGTATCAGGATAGTAATGTGGCTCATCACTCATCTACAAACTACCCTGGTGTATACCAATACCCATCGTTTATGACGGGTAGTAAGTTAGAGAAGCAGGTTTCACCTAAAGACGGGACTATAGCTAGGTCTGTATTAGAGCAGTTAGTAAAGAATAAAAACACTAAAGCTAGTGAGGCCTTAGCTGTAGAGAAGATTTTAGGTGGTTTTGATGATAAGAGGGTTCCGTATGAATATTTTAAGCAGGAACTGGCTTTAGGTATACAACCTGCTGAAATAATAGGCTCAACAGGGAGATCAAGTTACGCTAATAATGGGCTTTCAAGGTTAGGTTATAATGTTAATCCTGAACTTATTAAAAAGCAAAATGAAATTGATAGGCTTACATTTATAATTAATAATCCTGATCAGCTTGTAGGTCGGCATGATCCAAGTCAAACCATTGATCAGATTACGCTAAATATAAAGAATCAGATAAAAAAATTAAAAGAAAAATTAGGTCCAGATTTAATAGTAAATCCAAAAACTAATTTATATAAAGATAAATCTTTAGGGTTGACTAAAGAAGGGGAGAGTCACTTCCCGCGCGACCCTCATAGCTTCTGGATAAGAAGTTTTGCTTCTGAAAACTCATTAAGGGTTCTAGAGTGGCAAACGGATGTAAAGAAGTTAAAAATCCCTTCAAAAGGCATACCAGGATCTAAAGCCGCTGCAGAAGGCCTCCCACTTAAGTTTCTAAACGAGTCTCTTTTAGATGCCGCAAGACAGGGGAAGAAGTATTTAGACGTCCCTACTCTAGAAACAATATATAAGATTGAGGGGTACCAAACGCCTAATCAAGAACAGTTAGAAGCTTCAGAACATAATGTTAAGATAATAATAGACAAATACAATAGTTTTATTCCAGGAGAGGGTTATTCTACTGTTGGTTTTATAGACGATGGTGTTAATGAATTAAAGAAAAATTACGATAAGCTTAGAGATCAGATTTCTGAAGCTCCAAAAGCGCTAGGAACAGAGCAAAGGAGCTCGCCATATCGCTATTCGAAATTCTTTCATTATATACAATTATCTCACCCTGGAGCCCCTCTAGAAAGAATTAAAACTATTGAAGCCCAATGGCTTGCACTTCAAGATTTTCAAACTTATGTTGCTAGGAATTATATACCTACAGATGAATATGCATCTTCCCAGTTTTTTAGGTTTGGTGTAAAACCTACAGTTAATGCTTTAAAACGTCATATACCTGATATGAAGAAAAGCTTCTTAAAGAATTTAAATGATGCAGAACAACTAACTATAAAGAATGCTGAAGTCGCTAAAACTAAATTAAAGGAAAATCAAGAGATTGTTGAAAGGATTCAATCTGGGGGAATTAAGGTTTCCGATATGAATGAGGGTAGGTTATCTACAACTAGGGATTACAGAAACTTCCCTAAGCTATGGAGTAAAGAGTTCGGTACAGAAGTTATAAATTTTAAAGATGAGTTTGGGAATACATATAACCGTGTCGTAGTCCCAGAAAAGTTCTTCCAAACAGACCCATTTAAACCTTTAGAGATTAAGACATATAAAAAAGGGGGGTTATTAAATAAGCTTGTAAAAAAATATCAAGACGGTGGTGGTATTTTTAAAAAACTAAGACAAAGAAGAGCTGACCGAAGGATAGCTAAAACACCTGTTAGGGATGCTACGGGTAGCGAGGTATTAGAGATGCTTTCTAGTTACGGGGCTGACAGCCCTATGATGAGGGGTGAATACAACCCTAGAGAAAAAGAGATAATTATGTACAAGGATGATCCCGATGCATTAAAACACGAGCAGGTTCATGCAGCACAATACGGTCCTTTACAACGGTTAGCTAAAAGAATGAATGATGAACGGAGTGCTGCAATACAAGACCCAACAAAAAGAAAAGTATATAGAAAGCTTTCTGAAAATATATCCCCTGAAGCGTATGCAGATTTTAACATAGCTGGGAAATTAATATTAGATAGAGGGGAGGAATTTGAAGCTGTATTAGATACAGGGGTAAATGCAGCAAAAGAAAAAGGAGTTAACTTTAACGCTTCGTTTGAGGAGATACTTTCTCAATTGAAAAATATACCTTCCCCTACTAATAATATGAGAGGGTTAATGAAGTTTATGAGTAATAAGTTTACTAAAGAGCAAAGGGATTTAATCCTTAAGTCTATAAGATGAATATAAATAGAAAGCTTGTTCCAGGTATGAAGGTGAGAAGGTTCCATAACGGAGGTAAGGGTCCTGGACACCCTCATCCAGATACAACTAACTACACAAATAGCGCAGCTGAAAGAATTAACAGGCAGTTATTTAAAGAGTCAGGGGGAGAAAATAACCCAGACATAGCTGTTTCTCCAGCAGGAGCTATGGGGAGGTGGCAGATAATGCCAAACACTCAACAAGACTTACAAGATAGAGGGTTTATACCTGTAGGGCTGGACCCATTTGATGCTAACGACAGCAAGATTATGAGAGACGGGAAAATTAATTCTTTATTAAAGACTTCTTTTATATCTAATCCACCTCAACCTATACCAGAAGTTAACAAGCTAGCCCGTATATACGCATCTTATAATTTCGGTGAAGGCAATGTTAGAAAGGCTTTAAATAAAGCTAAAGAATCTGGTGTAGATATATATGGTGACCCAAGACAATGGCTTGAATACCTCCCTGAAGAAACAAGTAACTACGTAAAATATATACTTTTTGATGAATAACAAAACCAACAACCATAACGAAGAGTTCGACCAACCTTCTTTCCTCAACCAAACAAAGCTAAAAAAGCAAGAGGATAAAATAGAATCTGGAGAGACAAAATGCAATATAGACTCTCCGCATGAGTGCGAAGGTTGTGGCGCATAATACCTTATATTTGTATAAAATAAGTAGCTATGAGAATTAATAAGTATGATATGGGTGGACAGATGCAAGGTCAACCAGGTCAACCAGGTCAAATGCAAGGCGGACCACAGGGCGGCGGCGAACCACCAGAAGTCACTATGCTGTTAGAAATGTTAGAACAGTTTGGAATTCCAGATGAGGTAACGGTTGGTGAGATTAAAGGGAAACTACTAAAACGAGGTGGAGAGACTCCTGGGGTGAATATCCCCCCATCTCCTCCAATGCAGCAATAGATGGCTACTTTAAACGTAACTATAACGGAGGAAATGACCCTTAATGGTAAGGATCAGGGAAACACGAACACTCTTTCTATAGCTAGTGTAACCGCTGTGATCAATAGAATTATGACTATTGATAATACAGAAGAGGATATACTTAACTTTCAAGCAGCTCGTGAGGCTGCTGGAGCTGTAGAAGACGGGACACTACAATACCTTCGTCTTACCCATATAGGTGCGGCTAATACTGTTAACCTTAGGATTCAATCTACAGGTGACACTAAAGAATATATCGTACAGCTAGCTGCAGGGGAATCCTTTATGTTATTTAACGATAACGCTATGGATGTAAATACTGGTGGCGATATTGACGCTACAGCCTCTTTATCTCAGTTAGATACTATAAAGGCTTTATGTTCTAGTGGTGATGGGGCAGAGTTAGAGTTATTTGCAGTAGCAACATAATATGAGAGCCTTAAAGAGGTTTGAGCATGGTGGTATGCACTGGGATATTCCAGAAGAGCAAACTAGAAGAGAAAAACATGCAGAAAACGTCGAGAATAGGAACGTAAGACGTTGGCAACGGCGCTACAGAAATTATGTTAAAAGAAATCCTGAAAAGAAAGGAGATCATGCTGCAGAGTTGTACGCTACAAAGCCTTGGTTGCAAAAAGATAAAAGACAAAACCTTATGCAAGGTCTTCGGTCTAAAATGGAAAAGATAGGATTATGTCGCGATAAAGTTACAGGGGGTGTAGACCCAGATTGCAAAAACCCTACATGGTCTGGATAATTGAATAAATTCTATTTCAACCCTATAAGGAAAAGAAGAGACGCGGCTAAAGAAGCTGAGAAAACTAGATTAAATAAAATAAAAAATGAAGCTAGAAGTAATAAGGTTCAACAAAGGAAAGGATTCAACTAACGGAATATTATTTGACGTAACAAATGAAAGAAAATTTTTATGCTATACTCTCGAGGATGAGAGCCGCACCGAAAAAGTGTATGGAGAAACTTGTATCCCTGAAGGAGAGTATTGCCTCGGTTTTAGAACTGTGGGTGGATTCGATGCCAAGTACGCTCACAGGTTTGCTGATATACACATGGGAATGCTTCATGTCCTTGATGTTCCTAATTTTAAGTATATTCTTATTCATTGCGGTAACACTGACGAAGATACTGCGGGGTGTTTACTATTGGGTGATACGCAAGAAAACAACAACATCAAAGAAAACGGATTTATAGGGAAAAGCACTCACGCCTACTACAGAGTCTATCAAGAGGTTGCAGAAGCCTTACAAGAAGGAGAAGTAACTATAACTTATAGAGACTTTTCTAAAGCCCTTGTGTTAGACCCTTTATCTCTTTAACCCTCAAATTCTCTATAAACTCTTTGCACTAGTAATCTAGCTTTTTGAGTTAAAGCATATCGTACTCTGTAGTTGTATTTCGTTTCTTCTCTAAAGAGATGATCTTCAAAAGTCTGAGAAGGGGTGAGTTTATCGAAATGTTTATATAGATATCCTTTATTTACCAACGGATATATAAACCTATTTTGAGTATTATTCCTATTCATAATTAAGCTTTCCGAAGCATATTTAATCGTAAAGAACTGAAGATCATACCCCCACAATAAAAACTCTACATGAGAGAAATTTATGTCATATTCTTTATTAACAAAATGCTTGACTGTTTTTAATTTCTTTAAATAATTCCTGCGGATATATTTCTTATCTTGCAAAGAGAATTCTCTAAACAGTCTTTTTTTAGGTACTTTACTTTTAGGCATAAAATATATATAATCATGCAAGATATGACTTTTTTAATGGAAATACAAAAATTAGCTATAGAAATGGACCGCGTTGTTGACAAATATGAAATGCGAGACAGATTTGTATCTATATTAGTTTCTGGGTTTATGGATGAAGATGAGTACGGGGATATAAAAATGAATGCTATATATAGTTATCACTTAGCAAGTTTTCTTGAGCTAACAGAAATATTAGACTTTGTCAACACTACATTTGAGCAAGACTTTGAAGACGAAGAGTATAACTCTTTTGAAGACTTCCACAATGATGTGGATGATCTTTTAGATGAGATGGATATAGAAACTGAATAAAATGGAAGGAATTATTAGGAAAATTGTGGTCGGAAGAGACCCTAAAGATGGTATGGCTTATTATGTCGGAATGAGAGCAGGAGGAGGAAAGGTTAGTACTATAGTACAAGATGACCGCTATTTAGTTAAATACGGCAAGAATAGATACTTAGTATATATGCAAGATGACGAGGGGATACAAACGTTATGGAAAGCTATAGATGGTATGCCTTGTATGTTGGAGTTTGATTGTAACTTTTAATCTATGAAAACGTTTAATTTATTTGTAGTTAAAATAGATAATAGACTTAAAGATACTATTACTTCAGAAAGCGGGTTTGAATTATATATAGACGCTCGGTTTGACGACTTTAAAAACAGAACAACCGAGGGAGAGGTTATGTGCACCCCGTTTAAGTTCGATACAGGGGTAGAAGAAGGGGATACACTATACTTCCATCATCTAGTAGTTATAGGTGGCAATAACAACGGTCAGATACTTACTGAGGAAGACAATACTTATATAGTAAAGTACGATCCAGACTTTGCTGTAGGGAATCAAGCTATAGCATATAAGAGCAAAAAGGACTCTAAGATACAATGCTTAGCAGGATGGTGTCTTTTAAAGTCTGTAGAGCAAGAAGAATTAAGTCTTCAGTCAGATCTTATAGAGATAGTAGACTTAACAGAGAAGCTACCCACTAAAGGGGAAGTGGTGTACACATGTAAAGAGGCTGATGAAATAGGAGTCCTTCCTGGAGATGTAGTGGGGTTTAAACAAAACAGAGACTATCGTATAAACATAGACGGGGTGGAGTATTACCGCACCCGCGCAGAAGACTTAATGTATGTCGAAATCTAAATTTACTACCGTAAGCGCTTCTAGAAGGCTGATGCTGAGCATGGAGATCGCTATAGATAATATGATCGAAGAAATTAAAAAGCCTGTAGATCCTGAGATAAACGGATCCGCTCGTAAGGCTGAGCTTCAATCTATAAAGCAAACCGCTACTGATTGCAAGGAACTTATCATCGAGAGGCAGAGATTAGCCCAGATGGTTAAAGACCTTGAGACTAGCGGGAATATAAAAGACATAAAGGACTACTCAGGAGGGTTCGCAGAAAGATTCTCGAAATAATGGATAAGGAAAAACTAGAGAATCTAATTAGCTGGAACATGTCTCAGCGAGACCTAGCTGCTTATTTAAAATCTTCTCAAACAAACATAAGGCACTGGCTTAAAAAATACAACCTTTCTACTAATCGTAAAAAACATAATAAAGGGGCAGGAGCTGTTTCACCTGACCGAAAAATCTGCCCTTCTTGTAATTCAGAGAAACCTCATTCAGAGTTCTATAAAAGACAAAGAGGCGGTCATGACCCTAGTTCCCAATGCAAACCCTGTAATAATGCAGATAAGTTAAAAAGACAGAGGGGATTTAAACAAAAAGCTGTAGACTACAAAGGTGGTGAGTGTCAGTGTTGTGGATATAACAAATGTAACAACGCTTTAGACTTCCATCACGTTGATCCTAAAACCAAAAAATTTGGTATAGGTAAACAGAGAAGGACTAATCTAACAGATGAAATAAAAGAAGAGTTAGATAAGTGCGTTTTAGTTTGTTCTAATTGCCATAGAGAGATACACGCTGGAGTAATCAAATTGTAACGTAACTTGCAATAGTTATGAAAGCAAAAAAAAGAGACTATAAAGACGAATACAAGAAATTCCAATCAGGCGATAAAGCCAAAAAGTATCGTGCTGCATTAAACCAGATCAATAGATCTAAAGGTAACTACGGTAACGGAGACGGATTAGACGAAGCTCATTATGAAGCTGGGGGTAAAACTAGACTTCAAGCTCAGTCTAAAAACAGAGCTAACAATAGACCTAAAAAAAGGAATAGCGTATAAGCTATTAAATTTAATATATATACAATGAAATATTTTCTTATCTTCATGGCGGCTATATTGTTAGCGTCATGTTCTGTGCAAAATAAACACAGGCGAGCTCAAGCACGTAAGTACAACCAATGTTGGTGTATAGATCCGTGGGTAGGTGCAGGGGAGTGGTGTTGTGAAGGAGCAGCTCCAGAATATATGGCCCCATACAGACATAGGAAAGGTTTTGTTAAAGCTAAATTTTAATAAGATGGCAAAGTATAAATGTAGTTGTTCGGATCGAGAAGAAGAGATAAGCAAGGTGACAATATCGGTAAAAGACGGGGAGGTAGTAAGCTCCGCTCAATGTCCTTGCGGTAAAACCATGGAGCTGTCTGAACCTAAAGTAGGATTCCCTTCTCTCGGTAGAATGAACCGTAACGGTAGTAGTTATTAATGAGTGTCTTACTAGACGTAAAGGACTATGAAGAACCCGCTGTTAAGATTTGCCCCAACGGTACGGAAGGTGAGATTATTGAACTCGGTGGGTTACTCATTTGCCTTCCAAAAAGGCCGTCGAAGAAAAACATTTTCGGATATAAAGAACCAGACTCTATGCAAATGTGGAGCAGGGTACCTATGCCGCAGGAACTGTCTCGTATTCGTTCTATGGATGAGTGGGAAGAAATGCCTAGAGAGTTCCGAGCGAGGTTCAATACATATATCGAAGAAGAGTTTCGGCGTAGGCGTGAAGGTTTTTGGTTTTATAACAACGGTACACCTACATATATTACGGGGAGGCATTATATGATGCTCCAGTGGACCAAGCTAGATATTGGTTACCCATACTTCTTAAACTTTCAGAAAGAGATATTTTTACATATGGCGGCGTGTGAGATAGACCCTAGATGTATAGGTCAGCTATACACTAAGTGTCGTCGTAGTGGATATACAAACATCTGTTCTGCAGTACTAGTAGACGAAGCTACGCAAGTAAAAGAAAAACTCCTAGGGATACAATCCAAAACAGGTAAAGACGCCCAGGAAAACATATTTATGAAGAAGGTGGTTTTTATGTTTAGAAACTATCCTTTCTTTTTCAAGCCTATACAGGACGGTACAACAAATCCACGTATGGAGTTGGCTTTTAGAGAACCTTCTACAAGAATCACTAAGAAGAATAAAACCTCGCAGATGGGGGAAGCTTTGAATACAGTTATAAACTGGAAGAGTACAACTAATAACGCATATGACGGGGAAAAATTACACCTGTTGTATCTAGATGAAGCAGGAAAATGGGAAAGACCTACAGACATAAGAGAAGCTTGGAGGATTCAGAGGACGTGTTTGATCGTCGGAAGAAAAATCGTGGGGAAAGCCATGGTAGGAAGCACAGTAAATCCAATGGACAAAGGGGGAAGTCAATACAAAGACCTTTGGGAGGATTCGGATCCTTTGACCAGGAACAAGAATGGACGGACTAGAACAGGGCTGTACAGACTTTTCATCCCTGCATATGACTCTTTAGAAGGCTTTTTTGATAAATACGGCTTACCAGTCATCGAGGACCCTGTAGAAACTATAGAAGGTATAGACGATGAATATATATATTTCGGGGCAAGAACTTTTTTAAAAAACGAGAGAGAGTCTTTAAAGAACGATGCGTCGGAGCTTAACGAAGTGGTACGACAGTTCCCGTTTACCGAGGATGAAGCCTTTCGAGATAGCATCTCTGGTAGTGTATTTAATATCGGGCAGATTTACGAGCAGATAGAACATAACGACGAACTTTTCCCGAACCCTGTAGTTATAGGTAATTTTACCTGGAAGGATGGGGTAAAAGACACTGAGGTTGTATTCAACCCTAACCCTCAAGGTAGGTTTAAGATTGCCTGGATGCCACCTGCAGACTTCCGAAACCAAAAAAGAACCGAAAGAGGAAAGAGGGTGGCCCCGCACCCAAACTATGGGGTAGGCGGAGTAGACTCATACGATCTTGATGCTACGGTAGATGGAAGAGGTTCTAAAGGTGCTTTGCACTTATATAACAAATTCCACATAGAAAACCCTTCGAATATGTTTGTTGTAGAGTATGCTTCTAGGCCTCCTTTAGCAAAAATCTTCTATGAAGATGTTTTAATGGCTGCAGTATTTTACGGGTACCCAATTTTAATTGAGAACAATAAGTACGGTATAGCAAGGTACTTTGAGGCAAGGGGGTACGATGGGTATCTAATGGATAGGCCTAAACATTTGCTTAGCGCAAGTGCTATAAAATCAAAAACAAAAGGTATTCCTTCAAACTCTCAAGATGTAATACAAGCTCACGCTCACGCGATAGAAGCCTTTATACATGACCATGTGGGGATAAACCGAGAATCAGGTGAGGTTGGGAAAATGTATTTTAATAAAACATTAGAGGACTGGATAGGATATAAAATAGATGATAGAACTAAATATGACCTTACTATTAGCTCTGGATTAGCTCTATTAGGAGCGCAGAAAGCCAAGATTAAAAAGCCTTCTGATTTAACTGAAAAGCAATTCTTTAGGAGGTATCAAGTAATCGGATGATTTACTATATTTGCTAAATAGAAATACCATATCTTAAGGATGTACAATAACGATAATAAAAGTAAACAAGGATTCCCTAATCCGTTAGAGTCTACGGAAAAAAAAGAGGCGAAAGGATATGGTATTCAGTATGCAAAAGCTATTGAATCTCAATGGGGTAAGACTACAGATCAGTCTTCTTTAGTCGGAAAACGCAATAAAATCTTTGAAAAAGATAGAGATTATGCTATTGGAGTTCAAGATACAAGTATATATAAACAGCTATTAAACTCCCTTCAACCAAACAAAGCTGACGGAGCTTTATTGAACATGGATTACACTCCAGTTCCAATCCTACCTAAATTTGTCAGGATTGTAGTTAATAAAATATTATCTGTAAATCCTTATCCTAATCTAGAAGCAGTAGACCCCTTATCTTCCTCAGAAAAAAACGAGAAGAAAAAAAAGGTGTTGATGCAAGTTCAGTCTAAAGGCAAATTGACGGAGTTAAAAGAAAAAACAGGGGTTGTATTGGATATGGATCCAGATTCTATTCCAGACACCCCAGAAGAAGCAGAGATATTATTTGATACAAATATTAAAACAGACGGGGAGATTTCAGCTCAACTAGGCACAGAACTTACCCTTACTTGGAATAATTTTGTAGACAATACCTTTCGCAGGTGTGTAAACGATTTAGCTACTCTAGGTATGTCTGTAGTGAAAAGGTCTAATGATCCTAACGAAGGGATAAAAACATCTTATGTAGATCCCTGTATGTTTATACACAGCCATACAGAAGACCCTAATTTTGATGACCTTATATATGCTGGTCACATAAAAAAGATTTCTATACAAGAGTTAAAACGTATTTCAGGAGGAGAGCTTACAGAAGCAGACTTTGAAAAAATAGCAGAAAAGTCTAAAGGGAAAAATGGGAATGATTCTAGCAAGTATAATAAAAAAAGCTATAACGATGCTTTAGGGTTAACGGGATTTGGTTATGATGAGTATATGGTTGAAGTTTTAGACTTTGAGTTTATCTCTGTAGACTGTATACATTTTGAAGAGAAAGAAAACAGACATGGAAATACGGGGTTTTATTATAAAGGCTTTGAAGCTCAACCTAATAAAAACAGCGTATTTGAGCGCACTCCACATAAATTAGAAATCTCTACTGTCTATGGGGGGAGCTATGTGTTAGGTTGTGATTATCTATTTGGTTACGGAAAAACTAAAAACGTACCTAAAAACATTCACGATATATCTAAAGCAAGACTATCGTACTCCGTAACTGCGACTAATATCCGCAATATGATGCCTAAATCTATGGTAGATAGCTGTATAGGTTTTGCAGACATGCTTCAGTTGACTCACTTAAAGATACAGCAGGCTATAGCAAAAGCTAAACCAGACGGGTTAATTATAGATATTGAGGGTTTAGAAAACGTTCAATTAGGAAAAGCAGGGGAGCTGCAACCTTTAGATCTTCACGATATATACGAGCAGACGGGTGTTTTCTATTACAGAAGCAAGAACCCAGAAGGAGGATTTCAAAACCCTCCAGTTCGAGAAATAAGCAACAGCATAAGAAATATAAACGAGCTTATAGGGTTGTACAATCATTACTTAGGGTTAATAAGAGATACAACAGGTATTAACGAAGCTATGGACTCTTCTTCTCCAAAAGGAGATGCTTTAGTTGGGGTTCAAGAGCAGGCTATAGCAGCAGGTAATAATGCTATATATGATATAACAAATTCTGCTATGATCCTGTTCAAAAAAGTATGTGAGGATATAGTAAGATGTATTCAAATCATACCTGTAGAATCAGTTCTTTTCAAAGTTTATCAGAACGCTATTGGGGATACTAATATGGAGGCTCTTGCATCCTTTAAAGATCTTCCAATGTATAACTTCGGGGTAGTTGTTGTTAAAGACATGGAGGAGAAGGATAAAGTCTATTTAGAGCAAAACATCCAAATGGCTCTTCAGCAACAAGAATTAGACTTAGAAGACGCTATAGCTGTTCGGGGACTTAAAGATATCAACCAAGCAGAAAGGCTTCTCGTTGTTAGACGTAAAAAGCGTATGGCCTTACAACAAGAAGCGGCTATGCAAAACTCTAAGCAACAAGCAGAAATGCAGACTCAAATTGCACAGCAAGCACAACAAGCTAAAATGGCAGAGATGCAAGCGGCAGCTCAATTTGACAGTCAGAAGATTCAGATGCAATCGCAACTAGACATGAAGATGGAACAGATGAGGCATGAGTTTAAAAAAGAAATTGAAATTATTAAAGCTCAAGCGACTCTTGGATTTAAAGAAGACGATAAAGAGTTTAAAGAAAAATTAGAGGTTTTAAAAGAAACTCGTAAAGACGATAGGTTGGATCAACAAACTTCCGATCAAAGCAAGCTTATAGCTCAAAGACAAGGAAAAAGAAATGAATTACCTGAAAGCTCAAATAAACTCATTAACGCATTATTAAACGAATAAAATGGCTAGTTCAGTAAACTTAGATACTTCAGACGTATTAAATATAACGTGTAGAAAAGGCGATACTTTTTCTATTACTATTACTTTAAAAAATTCTGCGGGGACATTGCTTACATTATCTACAAGTGGGTATACTTTCTTAATGCAAGTAAAATCTAAAAATATAACTAAAAGAGGAAGGTCTAGTGTATCATCTTTAATCTTAGGTACTCCTAATGCTGCGGCTAAAGATCAAGTTAGAGTTAAATCAAAAACCAAAACTAAAGAAATACTAATACCTGTTGTATCTAGCAACAATACATTTGAAGTCCCAACACTAGACGACGTGGGGAACGTTACAATAAAGGCCTCTGCAGAAACTATGAGCAAAGTTCCTTCTGGTTCTTACTCATACGACTTGCAGTATATTTTACCTAATAGCTCTGGCTTAGATACCCATAGAACTGTTTTGAGAGGTAAGTTTACTGTTAACCCAGATATAACTGAAGCTTTTGAGGGGTAATGAGTATATCCACAAGTACATCCCCTGCTAATACTGTTAGTATTTCTATTAATGGAAACATTTCTGTAAGCTTTACAAAAAGTAGTTCATCTATATCTGTAATCCCACCAGCTGCATCTTCTACGATATTAACTGACAAATTAATCAGATCAATACAAGTGGTTGCTTAACAACACAAGAAATATGAAAAAATTATTATTCCTTTTATTTTTTTTACCTATAACGGTTTTCACTCAAGATAGCTGGGTTAAGGTTTTAATACAGCCTGATCAATACGCAGGCGAAACATCATGGGAGATATATAACATAGATGGGGATATTGTAGCAATAAGCCCAGCTTACTATTCTAATACGTATCAAGAGGATATATTCCTTTTAGATTCTGGAGATTACAATCTCGTTGTGTATGACTCTTTTGGAGATGGTATTTGTTGCGGTTATGGTGCTGGTTGGTTTGGATTAACAAATATGTGCGGATTAGATCAGTACCTTTATGATTTTGCTAGTTCATCCGCCACGGTGTTTTTTACACTCGACCCATGTGAAGCTCCTATTCCTGGGTGCATGCAAGAGGAAGCTATAAACTTCAACCCCTGGGCAAATTTACCCGCTTCGTGTACCTTTCCAGCAGCCCCATGTGATACTGGGGCGACTAATATTATTGTTCTTGTTACTCCTGATAGCTACCCTGCTGAAACCAGCTGGGATATAACGGCTAATGGCGAGGTTATAGCTTATGGCGGAAACGAGGGTAATACAGGAGTGACAATACCTACGTACACATGTGTTGGTGTAGGGGACACTCTTGTTGCAAGCATATACGATACTTATGGGGATGGTTTATGTGGTACATGTTGGGGTGGGGTAGATGGATACTTTGATGTAACAACTCTATGTGGGGACAGTATATTCTTTATTGGTGGAGTTGAGCAATTCGATACCGCTTCGTCAGGACAATATATAGTACCACCATGTATACCTCTTGTTCCCCAGGGCTGTACCGATCTAGGATATGTGGAGTATGATTCAAATGCAATTACTGATAATGGAAGTTGTGAAACTTTAGTGCAGTTAGGGTGTGTTGATGAGTCAATGTTTAATTACGATCCTTTAGCTAATACTATGGATGTACACCCTTCGTGTGATTATGACTTAGTTATTACAGACGGGGGTGCCGATGGGTGGTTTGGTAGTTGGCTTGGTGTAACCCAAGGAGACAGTATTTACGGGCCGTATCAGATGGGTCCAGAAGACGGGTATGAAGAAAACTTTAATTTAACTTTAAGTTCTAATGAAGCAGTTAGTGTTTATTTCTTTACAGAGGGTAACGCTGAAACAACAGCAGCTCAATGTGGGTTTAGACTTGAAGGGCCGAATGGTGAGGTTATGCAAAGCGGAACTAACCCATGGACAGACCCGCTCAAAAAATTCCCATATGTATACTCAGGTACACCCACATGTTTAAATTACTGTGAGCCGTTTACGTATGGATGCACTGACGAATCGGCTCAAAACTACAGTGCTGACGCCAATACTGATAACAACGCTTGCTACTACTCTGCAGGATGTATGCAAGCGGGGTATGTAGAATACTATACGCAAGGTTATGAGGCCGACTTTGATGACGGTAGTTGTAACACTTTAGCTGTATTTGGCTGTACAGATGAACTTGCTCTAAACTTTAACCCAGAAGCTAACGTAGACATAGATAGTTGCATTGAAGTAATACTTGATTGCACTGACCCTATTGCAGTGAACTACAATGAGTTAGCAAACACCCCTGATAATGAATTGTGTTTGTATGACGCAGGATGTATAGGTGAGCCTGGAGAGCCGTACTACCTAAACGATTCCTGTTACGCGTGGATAATATCAATAGATGCTTATTGCTGTGAAGTAGGGTTTGACAACGCTTGTGTAGAGCTGTACGACTATTGCGAACAGGGATGGCCTGCAGGGATACCACAAGTTTTCGAAGAGCTTAATGTATACCCGAACCCCGTAAGTGATATATTAAATATACAGACCTCTCTAGACGTGTTTACAGAGGTGTATAGCGCTTTAGGGCATCTGGTAATATCAGGTACTAAAGAAAAAAGAATTGACCTAAGAGAGCTTCCTAGTGGGGTCTATCAGGTTACTATAAACTATAACGGTAGGATTTTAATTAAAAAGATAATTAAATTATGAGTTACTTAACAAATAAGACTATTAAAAAACGTATTGATAAACTTCTAGGTAATAACGCTTCTTATCAAGCCTCTAATGTTTGCGTTAACAACAGCAAGACTAAAAGACAAGATATAAACAGGCATTGTCGTGTTAACTTTATAAATCCAATTAAGGATATAGATAAGGATTTCTATAATCAAATAATTCTACAATGAAACATATACTGGCTTTATTATTATTATTAATTTCGTTTAATGTTAACGGACAGTCTTTAAAAAAAACATTTAAGTTTGCTACGTTCTACACGGCTTTTAGCGGTGGTAACTCTATAGCAGATGACAACGTGTACTCCGTGACAAGCGGTTTACAGACAGATGTAGTTGCAACGCCTTTTGATTACTCATTTACTGCAGGTATACGTAAAATAGCTAGATTTGGGTATGAAAATCGCGCTAACGCGTTTTACAATGGAACAGAAAAATCGTATAGCGATGCTGCTACGGTAGGTAAAGTAAAAGGCTTTGAGTTTTTATTTGAAGCGGATTGGCGTAGACAACAAGGGACTAACTTCCTAGACCAAAATCATTTCCTTAGATATGTAGCTAAAAACTGGGTAACAAAAGTGGAGTATGTGCAAGACGGGTTTGCAGATGTGCAGTATTTTGAAGGATCCCAAAGAGGGAGATTAAAAATAACCGATAACCTTAGCCTTAACATAGGGGTGGCGCAACGCATATCGGAGCCATACGGCTATGACGCTCTTGAAGAATGGATGCTGTCTAACGGGAATTTACATTACACTAACCTTGCTATACAGGAGGGATATACTGTAGATGTATCTTCTAGCGAATATTACAATCCATCTGGCAATCTTGTAGCTAATAGTTCCGATGTATGGGAGCAGGTCGTTATACCTGTAGTTATAGATGACTACGTAGATCGCAAAAGAAATGAACTACCGAGTCAATGGAACCACTCTGTAGTAATTGGGTACGATTATTACAAGTACTCTAAAGACTTCTGGATGCACAGTTGGGTAAGCGTTATGCCTTACCATTTGCGGGTTGACAACGAATATTCTTATTTCGAAGCAACGGAAGGTGAGCAGTGGGTGGATTACTCTGGAGGCCTTATCTTTGGCTGGAGGTTAAACAAAAGTCTCGGAATATTTTTAGAGGGAAAATATAACAAATATTGGAACAGGGCATGGCACGATTTCTCTGTTGGACTTAATTACGTAATACTATAAAAATGGCGCAACAGATTGGAGAGGATACAAAAGTAACACTAGACCTAAAAACAATAGGTATAGGTGTAGCGGGGTTAGGGTCATTAATAGCTATGTGGTTTGCTCTGCAATCAGATATAGCTTTAGCAAAAGAGCTACCCGTCCCTGCTGAGCCAGAGATTACGCGTATGGAGTTTGATATGAAAGATCAGCTGGTACGTCAAACGATTATGAGCACGCAAGAAGATGTTATTGAAATAAAGGACGACTTAAAAAACATCGAAAGAAAAATAGATGAACTAAAATAATAATTCATGAAAACTTTACTTCTTACTTTTACGTTACTTTTGTTTTCCACTGCTGTATATGTGTCTACTCCTCCTCCTGTATTGGATGAGGGTATTTCTGTAATAGAATTTAATGCAAGTTTTAACGCTTCAAATAGCGTAAGCTGGATGGACAAGCTTAGCGACTGTAAAGGGAAAAGAGTAGATATAGCTTCCAATCCTGCTATGCAAAAAGAACATAGGATAGTTGTTGTACCTACGATTATAATATTCAACGAGGGTGAGGAAGTAAAAAGATTTCAAGCGAATATAATGATGCAGCTAGAAGCCACTCAAGACGATATACAAGAGGCTGTAGATGAAATTCTAATGAGTTCGTTTTAATTGCTATCTTTACACAACGATAATAAACACGAATAATGATAGGTCTAGGATCAACCGCATCGAAAAGCCCCACGGTAAATAAAACTATTGTACGCGATAGTTTAGTCTTGCGGCACGACTATACAAATAGGCTTGTAGAACCTTGTAGTACTGGGGCGGTATATCTTGATGAGAGTAATGATGATTATATAGATATAGGAAACCAAGCTAACTTAAATATGAGTACTGGGAGTTTTTCAGTGTCATGCTGGGTATACTCTAATCACCACTCTACACCCACCACTCGCTTTGTATTAGGAAAAGGAGACAATGCTTCTACAGCAAGTTCAACAGGGTATGCTCTGTATCTTGGTAACACTGGAACAGACTGGATTTTTTCTGTTGGAGACGGTACTGATTTCAAGACTTCTAAAACAACTGTGGAGGCAAATTACAATCAATGGTATCATGTTTGCGGAACATTTGATGGAACTGCAAAAACACTTAAACTTTATGTTGATGGGGCTTTAATTGATACTGATACTGAGACTGATATAGGGGATATAGATAATACAACTGCGTTTCAAATCGGAAGAATAGCCGCTTCAACAAGTACTACTTGGGACGGTTACATTTGCAATGTCGGTGTTTGGAAAGGAGTAGTCTTAACCCAACCTAAAGTCAAATCTATCATGCACAAAGACTACGCAGCGTTATCCGCTAGCGAGAAGACGGGTTTATCAAGTTGGTGGAATTTGGATGAACAAACAGCAATAGATGGAACAGCTGGTACAGGTGGCGTAAAAGACCACAAAGGATCTAATCACGGAACTTTAGAATAATGGCAGCGACAATACAACATATAGAGTTACCGAAAAAACCTAGGGTAAAAGATACTTCAGGGAACAACAACCACGGTAAGATATACTCTGGTCGAGCGTTAGAGTTCGATGGGGTTGAGGATCATTTGGATGGTGGCGCAATGCGAGTTTTATCTACTGGAGCCTGGACAGTTGGTGCTTGGATAAACACAAGCATCACTACTAGGCAATATCTTTCTAGTGGAGACACTCAAGCTGTTAGCTCAAATGCTATTGCTTTGGTGAATACTAAACTAGCTATATATGATCAAGACAGCTCCCCTAAAAGTTGGAGGTACGCTAACACGGTGATAAATGTAAACACTTGGTATAGGGCTCTATGGGTTTATAACGGCGCTGGTGAGCTTACGTTTTATTTAAACGGGGTCGCAGATGGGGTTGTTTCGGTTGGGACTAGTGCTGACAATCTTCAGACTAGGTACGTGGGAAGAGAATCAAATTCGGGTGGTTACAAATGGACAGGCATGCTCGCTGATTACCAAGCTTGGGATACAGCGTTTACGGCCACTGACGCCGCTTACGACTACGCCAACCCAGAATCTTTAGCGTTAAACGCTAGCGGTACGGCTTTAACCGAGGGTAACCTTAAACTATGGTACCCGATGCAAGATGGGCACAGAGGCCAGCAGTCGTATATTTTAGATGGGGCTAATACTGGACTTGCAGACACCATAGTCACAAACGGAACGTTCACTGGAATTACACAAGGTGAAAGCACAACAGGTAGCGAGTGGACGACTGAAGCAGACTGGACTATATCAGGTGGTAAAGCGTCAGTGGATTGCACTGGTTCAAAGCAGATTTTTCAATCTATACCTCTAGTATCTGGTGGATCGTATAAAATAACTGGCACAGTTGAAGATTATGTTGAAGGAACAATGCAAGTTCAGTTTGGCAATAGTCAAGTACTTGGACCTTCAGCACAAAAAAACGGACCGTTTACTATGTACGCGAACTCAACCGTGGGCACGGAGTCACTAAGAATATACGGTATGGACACCTCAAAGTTTTCTATCGCAGACATCTCAGTACAACCCATTAACGTTAAAAACCACGCGACAACGGTGTTTCACGGGGACATGACTGCTTTATGTCCAGATGTAGCAAATGCATCTAATTTTGGAAAACTATATAACACGGCTAATACAAAATTTGATTTCACGCAGGAATCAGCGGCTTTTTCTGGTGGTGATGGCTACGATGTACTAGCTAACTCTGCTTTTGTAATTCATGAAAATGATTCAACCGCCCTTATAGAAACTGATAACAGTAATACTGGTTTAGAGATAAAAAATGGAACTGCGCAGCAAGGTGGGATTAGATCTGGAGCAATTACCACAGTTCCAGGAAGAACTTATCAACTTGATGTTACGCATACCTTAACGTCAGAAAGTTGGGTTGATCAAGATCTCAGAATACAAATTGGTACTGGCGCTGGATCTTCAAACATAGTAAACGCAACTAATTCTGACGGAACTTATTCAGTTGTATTTCAAGCTACCCAAACATCTACGCATATCATGTTTGGGCCTGCTAGTACCACTGATGGTGACGCTGTAAGAATACAAACTATTCAGTTACGTGAAGTCGGCGTAGCTACAGGTTGGACAGATGCAGATCAGCAGTTAGATATCGCACAAACGGCTTTGCAGTCGTATAACGAACTCGCTTGGTTTGACGGAGGAGATAATTTAGTTCAATTGTCAGATCCATATAGCCACACATCTATTACCGTAAGCGCTTGGGTTTATCCTATACAAACATCTGCAACTGCAGTTATATTTGCAAATAGAGATTCCTCCACTGATGGGCTTCTTTTTTATTGGGCCGCGAATTTAAGTTTAGTTGCTAAATTAAATAATGAATCTATGGATTCAGGATCGGATTTAATTGAGGGTGAATGGCAGCATGTTGCGTTTACACATAACGGTAGTAGCCAAGCCTTTTATATTAATGGGGTGCAAGTAGATACTGAAAGCAATACAGAGGCTTTGAGTGTAACGACGAACGCTAGGTTGATGAAAGACTCTTACGCGAATCAATACTACTCCAGCGGTTCTATAACAGAGGTGTCTATATGGGCTGCAGCTTTAACGGCGACGGAAGTATTGGAGTTATATAATGATGGTAAAGCATTAGACGCTACCATGCATTCAAAAGCTATCGCAGCAAGCACTAATTTAAAAGGATATTTTAGAAACAATGGTTTATCTACTTGGACAGATTTATCTACAAACTCTAACGACGGAGCTGTAACAGGAACCGAAACCCTCTTAATCCCACAAGGCGTAGACGGATTGAGAGATGCACAAGGGTTTATTATGAATAAACCTGGGAATACGAGTAGTTTGAATTTAACTAATGGTAGTGATGGTCCATACGTGGACTTGGGGAGTGTTACTATTATAGCTGATGACGCGGCTGCTAGTTTTGTAATGTGGATAAAACCTGATGATATAACTAATAATTACCTTTTAGCCACTACTTCAGGTAGTGATTATATAAGAATTCTCAACGCTACGACCTTAAAGTTCGTAGCAGACTCAGCAACCGCGGATTTTACAGTGGGAGCTATTACTCCTAAGGATTGGATTCACGTAGCGTTTGTTAGGGCTGCTAATGATGGGATGACAGTTTATATTAATGGTGATTTGAGTGATGACAACGAAACTTTAAATGAACCATTTGATTATAGATATATTGGTGGTTTAACTTCAGATACTTTTAGAGGTGAAATAGACGGTTTCCTCATATATAGCGACGCGCTATCAGGACCAGAAGTACAAAAAAATTACAAAGCTACAAAAGGTAGTCACAGAAACTAAATAGAATGGCACATTACGAATTATATGTATGTTTAAGGAAAGCGGATTACGAAGCCGCAGTACCTAGCGTGTTACAACCTAAGCTTGGTTGGAATAACTACACGTACGAAGCAGATGGAGAGACTATAAAAACCACAACGGCTTATACGCCAACTTGGAAAGAAGCTGCGTTTAAAGGCAAGCTAGGAGCTCCTAGAACAAGTATAGACGGAAATTTGATTATAGTCAAAGGAGAGTTTAGTCTACGCACAGGAGAGTTATCAGCTATTATAGCTTTAGGTAACGGACTTGCATATCCAAATAACTCCGTACTAACAAAAACAGAGGTACAAACATTAGCCTCAGGTGAATTATTCACCGCAGCAGAATAACAAATGAAAGTTTGCAAATGCGAAAATAAAGATGAGTATAAGAAAGGAGGTAAGACTCCTGCATGGACGCGCAAAGAAGGTAAGAATCCTAAAGGAGGGTTAAACGCTAAAGGTGTTGCTTCTTACAGAAGAGCAAATCCTGGCAGTAAGCTTAAGATGGCTGTAACGGGTAAAGTTAAAGCAGGATCTAAATCTGCTAAAAGGCGTAAATCCTTTTGTGCTAGAATGAGCGGTATGAAAGGTCCTATGAAAAAACCAAACGGTAAACCTACAAGAAAGGCTTTGGCTCTACGTAAATGGCGTTGTAGAAAAAAATCAAAATGAAGACTGTAAAAAAAAATACAAAATTAAAAGTTTCTAGTAAAAAAGTAGAAGTAGCCCCTCCTAAGGGCTACCATTGGATGGAAGATCAAGGTAGGTATTACCTTATGGAAGGTGCTTATGCGCCTCATCCTGGTTCTGTAGAAAAAGCAATGTTTAAACTTTCCAGTCATAGCAAGGGCGGAAAATAAGACAACGTAATAATACTTATATTTGCATATAAATAAATCTTAAAATGGCTACGATCACCGCAACAATAAATCTTACTAGTCCAGACATTAC